AGGCACTGATGCTGTGAAACATTGGAGAATTGGAGGTGTTTAATGGCAGTAAATCCAATTAAGACACCAAATGGAACTATTGTAATTGGCAGTAATGGGAAGGCAAAGATTCAGCTTTCGTGGAATACGAATTTTGACAGCATTAGAAATTCCAACTTTTCAAAAATGCAAAAGATTGTAGATTCGGAAGTGTTGAGACGATGCAGTCCAAGAGTTCCTTTGGATACAGGGGTATTGGAAAAGTCCGGCACGTTAGGAACGACCATAGGAAGTGGAGAGGTGTGCTATATCGCTCCCTATGCAAGATTCCAGTATTACAATACAGCCGAGACACGTTCTTATGCCGCAAACAGAGGTGCCAAATGGTTCGAGCGAATGAAGGCCGCTGAGAAGAAAGAAATACTTGCAGTGGCGAAGAAGAATGGAGGCTAATATGGCCAAATCAATCATAGAGGGCATTACTAATTTTTTTATGGAATGTCCTTTACTTAAAGAAGGTGTATTCCGTGTGGATGCATTGGGAGACCAGGGCATTGAGTATGCGATTGAGACGTCCGTATTTGACCCTGTGATCAGACGTTACGTTGACGGAAGCACCCTAAGACAGTACCAGTTCGATTTTGGAAGCCGCGAATTCTATTCGATGGACCGCATCGAAAACATCCAGAACAGCGCATTCTATGAGGAATTCTCGGACTGGGTAGAGAAACAAAATAAATTGCAGAACTTTCCTGAGTTACCGGATGATTGTACGCCGGAAGCTTTGGAAGTTTTGTCTCCTGGCTATTTCTTTGACGGTTCGATGAGAAATGCCAGATACAAAATACAATTACGATTAATCTATTTGAAGGAGGCAATATAAATGGCAAAGAAAAGAGATATCGTTTTAAGACATAAGATCGCCGATTATCTGAATATCGGAACACCGGAAGAACCAAATTATGTACTTCTTGGAACCGGCTTTACAACTCTTGATGAAGAACCAGGAGCGCAGTCCGAATCTACAAAATACATCAACGAAGCGTCTGCTTCTTCTTCCATTATCAGTTACGAAACAACCTTCCCATTTGAGTCTGAACATGTGCTTTCTCAGGAGGGCATCGATGATATTTATGGAATCGCAAGAGACCATAAAGTAGGCGCTGACGCCGAAAGGGAATACGTTCGTGCAGAACTCTGGAATCCTGTAGACGGGCAGACTACTAAATTCAAAGCGAGAAAATTTACAGTTGCTGTTGAAGTATCTACATACTCCGGAGAAAACAAACAGGTCCTTTCCGGAAACCTCAATGCAGTAGGAGACCCAGTGCTCGGTACTTTCGATACAGCAACAAAGACATTTACAGCAGATGGAGAAACACCTGCAGCTCAGGCAGAACAGACTGAGGAATAAGAACAAGTAACAATCAATCGATACAAAGTTAGGAGGCAAGAAAATGGGTAAAATCGTCATTAATAACGTGGAATTAGAATTAGAACTTCTCGATGCAGATGTAATGGAAGTATACGAAGATACTATTAATAATGTGGCTGTAAAAGTAAAAGACCCTACGGCTTATAAAGGAAAATCCAATGCTGATGCGATGAGATATCAGTGCAGATGCGTAGAAGAAGCTTTTGATACTATCTTCGGGGAAGGAACAGCAGCAAAGGTGTTCCCTAAGAACAATAATCTTAGAGTACGCATGGAAGCATTTAATGTTTTATGTAATGAAAGTCGAAATGCAAAAGAAGAGACAGCGGCTCTTGTAGGCAAATATTCTCCTGAGAGAGTGGAAAACCGAGAAGAAAGAAGAGGGCACAACAAAGGTGGTAAGAATAACCACCGCTACCATCGTTAAAGATGGCAGCCAATTTACTGATAGACCGTCCTCCTAGTTTTGTAACGATTGACAACGAACACTATGAGATCCGTTCGGACTTTAGGACATCGATATTGTTTGAGATACTGATGCAGGACGACGAACTAGATGATACGGAGAAGATATTAAATGCTCTTCGGTTATATTATCCGGTGGTTCCGTCGAACATACCAAAAGCCATTGATGAAATGCTCTGGTTCTATGGCTGTGGAAAGGAAAAAGTAAAATCGACCGAAGAGTCTGAAGAAGAGACAGAGGAAGATGCGGAAGAAGATTCTGATTCCGGCCAGAGGATTTATTCTTTTGAACATGATGACGAATATATCTATGCTGCGTTTCTACAGCAGTATGGCATTGACCTTACCAAGGTGAAGTATATGCACTGGTGGAAATTCCGTGCATTGTTCAAATCCTTGAGCGATCAGTGTGAATTTGTCAAGATTATGGGATACAGGAGCATAAAGACAACTTCGAAGATGTCACCAGAGCAGAGAAGATTTTATAACAAAATGAAATCTATTCATGCGCTTCCGCTGTCAACGAAGGAACAGGAATACATAGACAAAATTACTTATGCCCTCATGCATGGCGGAGACCTGGCAGGACTTGTGTGATAGGAGGCGTGTAGTATAGAAATCGACAAGAAAAAGTACAAAAAAGTAGTGTGTCCCAAATGTGGATACCGGATGCCGGTATCATATGATGAGGGCGCAGAGTGTAAGGGGGTGTTCGTCCGGTGCAAAGGAAGGAACTGCCCCTATCTTTTTGAGATAACAATCAAAGACGGGAAACAGTCTAAGTAGAGCCATAATGAGCCGATAGATGTTTACCTTCAAGCGAGGTGAAAACATTGGGCTATGATGGCACATTAAAATTTGATACATCTATCGATTCGTCTGGTTTCCAGAAAGGAATCGATAATATCAGTTCGATTGCCAGTACTGCTCTCAAGTCGACTGCAGCCATAATTGGAGGAGTCGCTACGGCAGTGGCCGGAATTGGTACAGCTGCAATTAATGTTGGCATGGAATTCGAAGCCGGAATGTCCAACGTAGCCGCCATTTCCGGAGCAACAGGTGAAGAATTGGAAGCCTTGACTGAAAAGGCGAAAGAAATGGGAGCGAAGACGAAATTCTCCGCTACCGAATCTGCAGAAGCATTTGAATACATGGCTATGGCAGGCTGGAAGACCGAGGATATGCTTGGTAGTATCGAAGGTCTTATGAACCTTGCCGCTGCATCCGGAGAAAATCTTGCAACGACATCTGATATCGTAACAGATGCAATGACTGCATTTGGTCTTAGTGCCAGTGGAACAACGACCATCATAAAAGATGGATTCTCAAAAGAGGTATCCAATGCAACGCATTTTGCTGATGTATTGGCAAAAGCATCGTCTAGTGCCAATACTAACGTAGGAATGATGGGAGAGACATTTAAGTATGTCGCTCCTGTAGCCGGGGCATTAGGCTATTCTGTAGAAGATACAGCAACAGCTATTGGTCTGATGGCGAATAGCGGTATCAAGGCAGGACAGGCCGGCACATCATTGAGAGCTATTCTTTCCAGACTGGTAAAACCTACGGATGAAGTACAGGGAGCAATGGATGCTCTGGATATTTCACTGACAAATGGTGATGGAACTATGAAATCCTTGAATGAGGTCATGGTGGACCTTAGAAAAGGATTTGAAGGATTATCCGAAGCGGAGAAAGCTGAAATGGCGACGGCCATTGGTGGACAGGAGGCTATGTCTGCCCTGCTCGCTATTGTAGAGGCTTCTGATGAGGATTTTGATAAACTGACAAACTCCATTTACAACTGCGATGGAGCTGCTGCAGAAATGGCGGCCACCATGCAGGATAATCTTGCCGGTAGAATCGAAGAACTTACGGGAGGCATTGAGACATTAGGGCTCAGCATCTATGAGGGCATCGAAGAACCTATGAAAACAGCTGCAGAAGCGGCAATCGAAATGGTGGACCAGCTTCAGGCAGCCTATAACGAGAATGGTTTACAGGGCATGGTGGAGGCAGTAGGCTCCGTCATGGCACAGATCGTACAGAAGGTCGCAGAGGCGGCTCCGGATTTCATCAATACAGCAGTAGAGCTTATTTCTGGATTCTGTGAGAATATCAGAAATGCAGATGGAATAGGAGAAGCAGGAGCCGACCTTATTACTTCACTGGTCACAGCCCTTCTCAGTACAGCCGAACAGTTATGGTCCACGGCGATTACTCTGGTAGGTAAATTGGCAGGAGGCGTTGCAGAAGGTGCACCTCAGATGGTGGATGCGGCAATCGAATGCATCTCCGGTATCGTAGATACAGTAATCGAATGGGCACCGAATATCCTAAATGCAGGCATTGAGATTGCGGCTTCTCTGATTGAAGGAATCGTTTCCAAAGTGCCGGATATGTTCAGTGCTGGTATTGAAATGCTGACCCAGCTGACATCTGGAATCAAACAGAATCTTCCTGAAATGATCGCTGTCGGAATGGAAGCGCTGATGAATTTCTCCGGAACCCTTCGTGAGAACGTGGGAGATTTGGTAGATGCCGGTCTTGAACTGATTATGACATTGGCACAGTCTCTCATTGATAATATCCCGGTATTTATCGAGACAGTACCGACGATTATCACCAATCTGGCAGGAATCATCAACGACAATGCTCCGAAGTTATTGTCTGCTGGTCTTGAACTAATC